GGTACCTTTCGGTATCGGTTAGAATTTTGATTGTAGGAGTTAGTAGTATGGACAAGTATGGTTCGTTTGGCTACCGTCGGTTGAACGCTGATGCGTCCGCCCGACTTGGTGCCTGTCTGGGCGGTATCAGTTCTGGTTGTGATGTTGACTTGGTATCACCCTTAATATCGAGATCTCCTGATCCCGATTTGGGTAGGTTATCAGCTATTAAGTCACTTCGCAAACACGCTGGTATTGATGCCCTGCCGTTGTGGCTACGCGAGCGTGAACTGGCTGCTATTGAGAAGATTGGCACCTGGTCTGTCCGGATGCCATATACTGTCCCAGTTGGGGATGGTCCTTCTTTGCAGTCATTATGCGATAGTTTTGGTGGTGGTAAACCGCCAGTTATCGACCAAGGTTCAGCGCGTCAAGCCGATGTGTTCTTGTCCCAATACGCTCCCCGGGAATTGTTGCAGTTAGCTTCATTAGAGGCGGCTGTTACATCCTTTGAGGGTCGTACCGGTCTCGGTTGGCCAGTGATCTCTTCGAATCCTAAGTACCTTACACCTGTTATTGATTTAACAGAGGAGGTTCTGGGTGCGGAGAACATAGGGGATGATATGTTAACATTCCCAATGTTTTTGGGTATTCGTAATACCCCCCGTGGTCTTTATAAGACCGCGAAGGCAAGGGCCATTTATCAGGGTTCGCGCGTAATAGCAAATATTGAGAAGATGGTTCAAATCCCCCTTTTCAACCATTTGCGTGGCTTCCCAACATTCTGCGCTTGGGAGAGTCAGAAATCTGTTAACCATGAGATGACTTATCTTATGGAGTCGATCCCTGGGCCCTATCTCTCACTTGACTATACGGCGTTTGACTCCTCTGTGAGTTATGACGTCATGCACAGAGTTCTCTCTGTTGTGAGAGGTTGGTTCACTCCCCAATCGCATCCTGTGTTTGATGCCATTGTGCGGTATCTCACTGGGTGTACGATATTACTACCAACCGGCTTTGAAAAAGGCAGGAGTGGTGGTATCGTGTCAGGTTCAGTGATGACGAACTTGGTTGGAAGCTTAGTCAACTTGTGGACGATGGCTTATACATCTGCCCGTGATGGGAGCCGTATTCATGCGGCTTATGTCCAGGGCGATGATGGTGTCTTCGCCTTTTCTAAGAGGTGGAGTTTTGAAGCCATGCAGCAGATTGCTTCCGATGACTTGGGTATGACGATGTCTACCGACAAGAACTTCATCTCGGATGCGGAGGTTCATTTCTTGCAAATGATCCACCGTAGGAGTTACCGGGTTGAAGGACAATGTGTTGGTGTCCGCCCGCTTATGCGGGTCCTGAATGGAATGCTTTCATACGAGAGGTTTCGTATGAATTGGAGCGGCGCAATGGACACGCTTCGATGGCTAGCACAGATGGAGTTGGCTGCGGACCACCCGTCGTTTGACTCCTTGTGCGAGTGGCTCCTTGAACGCGATGTTTATGCATCTCTACCAGTAGACGAAGTCATAGTTCGGGCTGGTGGTGCTTTGCATGCTCAAAGCGTTATTGGTGAGTGGTCCGGGTCTAATAAACCAAGGATCTCAAATCTGTATAGGAGTCGCGTTGTGCGTAACCTCATACGGTTGCGCTAACTACTAACTAATGGGTTTCACATGTCACTTTTAACCTGTTGTTACAGGTCGGTGTTGGTGGTCCTGCTTGGTATTACTAAACTTTTATTAAAAGGTTTAGTTTATTTTAGGGACTACCTGAGATTACTGTTATGGCAATCTCGCAGGTGACCCGTGCTTTTTGGTACTAACCTACAACTTTTATAGTGAGGAAAATCAATATGGCTCGACGTCGTCGCGCTGCCGCATTCCGAGGCCAAGGTAACAATCGTGGCAACACCGCCATCTATCCTGGTGACGTTAGAGAGCGTGCTGATTGGGTAGTGGGGGGCACCATGCTAACTGCTGGTGGCCTTATTTCCGCTGCCGTCAATAACGCATCTTGGGGCAACAGTACGGTATCTGTTACTGCTTTGAACGTTCTTACGTTTCAATTAGTAGCAATACCAACGTTTGTCCCATCTCTTTCTGCACCACCGACGGTTGGTGAACTCACCATTGAAGCCGTGCATGGTAGCGTGTTCATAACCGCGCCTACTGCGGGAGTAATTTGTAGGGGCTGTGTTTGTCTGTATGTTGGTAAGGAGAACCAAATTGGTGGCTCCTGGGATACTCGTCAACCGTCGTCTCCTTCGGATGCGGCGAGGGATGACTATCTTTTCCTACAGCCTTTTACCTTCGCCACTCCTACATCAGCAGCGGCTACCGGTGCTGTGTATTATGAGGTGAAGCTTTCTATTCAGCGTCGAATCACCATTGGTGGCGGTGAGGCTTTACATTTGGGGGTCGATAATATTGACCCTACTAATGCCCTCCCCGCTACCGTGTGGGCGCGTACTCGGATCTCACGCGTAACTTGATCTGGAGGTTATCTTGAAAACCGGTACATGGTCTGTGGGTAATTTGCCAATTCCCCAGTTATGGGGGCTTACTGAGTTATGGACCCTTGGTTCTCCTGGTCCTAACTCTTACCCCGCGTTATTGCAACCGTTGGCTGCGCCAGTCCTCTCTGGAGGTCCGGTCATAGGTCCCGTAATTATACGGGAGATATGTTTTGATGCTACGGTTGTCCCCACCTTGAGCGTCGGTGTCACTACTCCATATCAATGGGCTTTTGGCATCTATGTCGCTCCATTTAAGATCGTCGCTGGTATTCCAAGGTTTGATATTTATGATCCTATGGATCCGCAGAATATCAAAGTTCCTTGGATACTATTAGACTTTCGTACTTTTGCTGGTGGCGGGGTTCTCAATGAGCTTTGTTGGCCAATTGCCCCTTGGGTTTATTATGCGGAGCCCAATTTGGTCGTTTCTACGGGCAACGCCTTGTTACTGGTCACTAATGGTTTCGTTCCCGATCCGAATTTGGTTAATATACAGCTTAACCTTCGCTTTCGGTACGAGGCCTTTAGGTAACCTCTCCGTCAC